TTATTGATATAAACATTCAAATGCAAAAGGACTATGAGTCTAAATATCCAGAAGAGGTTACAAATAAAAAATGAGTACACCTAGCACCAGACAAGAACTAATTGATTATTCATTAAGAAGATTAGGATTTCCAGTTTTAGAAATAAATGTAGATGATGATCAAATAGATGATCTGGTGGATGATGCACTTCAATATTTTCAAGAAAGACATTTTGACGGTGTAGAGAGAGTTCTTTTAAAGCATGAACTAACAGAGGCAAACTTAGAAAAACTTAAAACATCAGATAGAACCCATACAGCAACCCAATCATCTTCAAGTCTTGGTGTAACTAATCCACAATTTAAAGAGAGAAATAACTTTCTACAGTTACCTGATTTTGTTCTTGGTGTAGAAAAAGTATTTAAAATGGATCAAAGCACCATATCTAGTGGTTTGTTTAATATTAAGTATCAAATATTTTTAAATGATCTGTATTATTATGGTGCACTTGATTTAATGAACTATGCAATGGTTAAAACCTATCTTGAAGATCTCAGTAGATTGATAACTCCAGATGTTCAACTTAGGTTTAACAAAAGACAACATAGACTATACATGGATATTGATTGGGAACAAGTTCCTAAAGATACATTTTTGATTATAGATTGTTATAGATTATTAGATCCAGCAAATGCATCAGACGTTTATAATGATTGGTGGTTAAAAAGATATCTCACTGCTACAATTAAAAAACAATGGGGTCAAAATTTAATGAAATTCCAAGGAGTTATGCTTCCTGGTGGAGTTTCATTAAATGGTAGACAAATATTCGATGATGCTGTAAGAGAGATTGAACAAATTGAATACGAACTCAAGACAGAGTACGAATTACCTCCACTCGATTTGATAGGATAATGATATGGCACTTAATCCTTTCTTTTTACAAGGATCCACAAGTGAACAAAGACTTGTTCAAGATCTTATAAACGAACAATTAAGAATGTATGGGCAAGATGTAGTTTACTTGCCAAGAAAAATAGTTAATAAAAAATCAATAATTAAAGAAATAGTTGCATCTTCTTTTGATGATGCATATCGATTGGAAGCATATTTATTAAATTATCAAGGGTTTGAAGGGCAAGGTGATGTTCTATCAAAGTTTGGTGTAACCACAACAGATGCTGTTAATTTGATAGTATCAAAAGAAAGGTATGAAGATTTCATAACACCATTTCTTGGAGGAGATAATCAAATAGAATTGGCAACTAGACCACAAGAAGGTGATTTAGTATACCTCCCTCTTGACAACACTATGTTTGAAATTAAATATGTTGAAGCAAGAAAACCATTCTATCAATTAAACAACTTATATGTTTATACTTTAACATGTGAGGTAATGGATGCTGAACTTGATCAAGATATCAATACAAGTATTGAAGCAGTTGATACTGCTGTTGATAGTTTTGGATTTATTGTAACTCTTGGAATGGTTGGGTTGGCAGCAAGCACTGCAACTGCAACAGTTCAAAAAGCAACTTCTGCTTCAGGTTTAACAACAGGATTTTCAGTTGGTTCAATTGATTTAATTAATGATGGTACTGGATATACCGCTGCACCTGCAATAGGAATATCAACAACTGGATTTCCACAAGGTGTTGATGCAACTGCTGTTGCTATAATGACAAGTCGAGATGGACAAACTGGACAATCGATAGATAAAATTTTAATAACAAATCCTGGATTTGGATATACACTACCACCCACAGTTACAATTAGAAGTGTTAATGTGTTGGGATCTGGTGGTGTTGCGACTGCAATCTTAGCAAATGATGGATTAAGTGTCATTACAATTACAGACCAAGGAGATGAATACGGTGAAATTCCAAAGGTAAGCATTACACCATCGACACCAGGTGGTATTGCAACATCATTTGTAGGAACAGCAACAACAAATAGAAGTAGTGTTGGTATTTTAACTGGTTTGACTCTCACTTCTGGTGGTCAAGGATACATTACTGCTCCAACAGTTACAATTGCTAAACCAACTGAAAGAGTTGGTGTTTTAACTCAATGGACTCCAAGCACTTCAAATAGAGGATCTGGATTTGTTGTTGGAGATGAAGTTTTAATTAAACCTGCAACAGGATATACTGTAGGAACAGGAACTGATGCATATTTAAAAGTTACAGCAGTTGATGGTAGTGGTGCTATAACAGCAAGTGAAATTAAATATGGAGGACATAACTATCAATACGGAAGATATTATCAAGTTGATCCACCAGCAGGTGGAAGTAGATCTATCGATTACATGTATAGTTCTAATTTTTATAATGGTAACTCAGGTAATATTGATCTTGGAACACAAGCAACAGCAACTGCCAACATAACTGCAGGAGTTATTACATCAATAACACTAACAAACCCTGGTGTAGGATATAGTTTTGCACCAGCAGTTACTATTGAAAATGATCCAGATAAGAAAAACTCTGTTGCAGGATTCGTAGATGCTAAAGGAGAAGCAGTTCTTAACACTCTTGGAAAAGTTACTGCAATTAGATATACAAATAGTGGTGCAGGTTATGTTACTGTACCGACAGTAACGATAGATCCACCTGCAGCTGTTGGATTTGCAACTGGTAATTATCAATATAAAGAAATGGTTCGTGGTGTTGGGTCAGGCACAACTGCCTTTGTACAGGAATGGGATTTTGATGATAGAATTCTTAAAGTTACTAATCCTGATGGTAATTTTATAGTTGGAGAAGCAGTCGTTGGTATTGGAACTACACAGAATGGATCAGATGCAAAATATATTGTGAAGACAGTATCAACTCAAGATGATACTGATGCTTTCAATGAAAATACTCCATTTGAGACAGAAGCGGATGAAATTTTAGATTTCTCAGAAATCAATCCTTTTGGTGAATTCTAAATAATTAAGTAAATGGAAATAATATCATGTTAGGAACTTATTATTATCACGAAATTATTAGAAAGACTATCATTGCATTTGGTACTCTTTTTAATACTATTGATATCAAAAATAAAAAACCAGATGGCACTATTCACAGCAGTGTAAGAGTTCCAATTGCTTATGGTCCAATTGAAAAATTTCTTGCAAGATTAGAACAAAAACCAGATTTAAGAGAAAGAGTTGCAATAACATTACCAAGACTTTCTTTTGAAATGTCAAGTATAACATATGATGCAACTAGAAAAGTTTCAACTATGCAAACTTTTAAAGCACAAAGCACTGTGGGAAATAAAGTTGCTAAAAAAGTTTTCATGCCAGTTCCATACAATATTGGATTTAATCTTGGAATAATGACTCAATATAATGAAGATGCATTACAGATAATAGAACAGATACTTCCATTTTTTCAACCATCATTTAATTTAACAGTAGATTTAGTTTCATCTATTGGAGAGAAAAGAGATATACCAATGATACTTGATAATATGACATTTGATGATAACTATGGAAGTGGATATCAGGAAAAGAGAGTTATAACACATACGCTTAATTTTACAGCAAAAACATTTTTATTTGGACCTGTTCCAACTTCATCAGAAGGACTTATCAAAAAAGTTCAGGTCGATTATGCTGCTCGTACAGCAGATAGAAAAAGCACATCAAGAGATCTTAGATACACTGCTACTGCTACTGCCACTAGAGATTATACTGATGACACAGTAACTAATTTAGATGGTAATTTAGATACAGTAAAAACACAATTTAATGTGGTTGATGCTACAAGTTTAGTTGAACAAACCTATATTGAAGTTGGTAATGAAGTAATGTTTATCCGAAAAATTACAGGAAATACATTACTCGTAAATCGTGGTCAATATTCCTCTGTTATAGATAATCATAACGGTGGTACTAAAATTAGTGCTATAAATGCTGCAGATGATGTGTTGGTTGAAGAGAATCTAGGAGATGATTTTGGATTCAGTGAAAACCGTTTTGAATTTAATGATGGTAAAACATTCAGTCCAACAAAAGGAGTTGACGTATGAGTAAATTTGATGCTATAAACAATTCTCTTGATATAGAAGTTGTAGAGGAAGACGAGTCGTTACCTTCTAAAAAAGAGGCAA